CTTTACGACTAGTGACGTATGCGGGAAAGCTTTCGGCGGCGTACCGTCGACCATGGTACCCGATACGCGCAAGATTGCATTGCTAGGCAAGGACTTAATCTTGAGCGCGTCGCGCCATATGGTGGCCTCTTTAGTAGGTATCCAATGCTTTTTGTTCGGCGTGGCCTCTATCACGTCAATAATATTTAAGGCCATGCGGATATCTTGCACGTCGCCGCTATCAAACCAACGGAAATATTCGGATCTTGTCTTGTCCAGTAATTCCACCATGCGCGGCACGAAGTCGATTGAATTGAAAAAGGCCTTGCGCTCTTTCATTTTGTTAACGACGTTAGGCATGCGATACATGCCTTTTCGTGCATAGCATTCATGACATACTGAGCCGGGTATTTTGGAAAGCTTTTCGCCAGTCTTGCAATCAAAGGCGGATAAGCTTATAGATTTGCCCGGCATTTTAGATACATTAGATAACATTGTTTTGACCTCTCTCTATTGGTTTATATTATAAGACAATCCTATATCATATGGGATACAAAAACAAGCGCTTAATTCATATATCATGCGGCCTCCTGCGCCCCGCCTCTTTTCTTTTTATTATCCGTTTTATTCATGCGGCCTCCTGCGCCCCGCCTCTTTTCTTTTTATTGCTATGTTGCACGTCCTGCGACCTGCCGCCATCTGCCCCGCGTCAGCTCTTTACATAAAAAGAACCCCTGCACGGTGGCAGGGGCTAAGTTTAGGGAGGGTGCTGGGTACTGTAGGCCATGGCCTCCCGCCCCCAGCTGGCGGTATTTAGTCGTCGTATATGTGAGCTAATAAGATAGTATACATGATCAATGCTAGCATACCTATTATTGTTAAGCCAGCCCCGATAATTACTGTTGTTGTTTCCATGCTGTCGATCATGCCAACCCCGAAAATCATGGCGGCTATAGCCGCCATGATCTGTAAACATATGAAGATAGTCTTCATGACGCGAATTCCCAGTCAATGCCATGAGCTTCTAACTCATCCTGCCAATAGTCTTCGTATGCGCTGTCAACAGCTTCGGCAGGGGTTAGACCATCATCATGATAGTCGCGCCATGTGGCATCTGGCATATCCATAAGGCCAAGGCCAAGCTTGCCACATACGATCTGATTGCATTGTTTTAACCAAGTTTTAAAATCGTTATTCATTACACACTCCATTAGATTATTATAGGATGATCCTAGACCATTGCTGGCCTAGGATCAAGGTTGAACCCCTGCACGGTGGCAGGGGCTAAGTTTAGGGAGGGTGCTGGGTACTGTAGGCTATGGCCTCCCGCCCCCAGCTGGCGGTATTTAGTCGTCATATATGTGAGCTAATAAGATAGTATACATGATCAATGCTAGCATACCTATTATTGTTAAGCCAGCCCCGATAATTACTGTTGTTGTTACCATGCTGTCGATCATGCCGACCCCGAAAATCATGGCGGCTATAGCCGCCATGATCTGTAAGCATATGAAGATAGTCTTCATGACGCGAATTCCCAGTTAATGCCATGAGCTTCTAACTCATCCTGCCAATAGTCTTCGTATGCGCTGTCAACAGCCTCGGCAGGGGTTAGACCATCATCATGATAGTCGCGCCATGTGGCATCCGGCATGTCCATAAGGCCAAGGCCAAGCTTGCCACATACGATCTGATTACATTGTTTTAACCAAGTTTTAAAATCGTTATTCATTACACACTCCATTAGATTATTATAGGATGATCCTAGACCATTGCTGGCCTAGGATCAAGGTTAAAGGTTAGCTGGCTATCGAATATAGCTTATTGGTCTTACCGATCTTAGTCAGGGTGAAATCCTTACCCAGATCAGATAGCAGGGTACTGACAGAATTATCAGTTAACCCGATAAAAGAACCGATCTGGCGACGGGTAAATGATCCCTGTCTTAGCAGGGTGACAGCTTTTTCAACGGTGCTATCACTGAACCCGTGGCCTGTCTTCTTAACTGGCTTGGCCTGCTTGCCAACCTGAACCCCATTTAACACGATCTCGAATTCAGGGGATATATCTTTAAGCCAGATCCCGTGAAGCTCACCCTCATGAGTGATCCAGACAGTGATATGATCATCACTGTTCTTCTCGATCTCGATATAGTCGGCCTTGCTGATATTAGTATGAATATTGATACCCATTGTTACACTCCATTAGGTTGCGGGGCTAGCTTGCGCTAGCCCCTGTTGATTATTTAAGCCGGATATACGGCTTGGTTTCAGACGTGATGGTATTTTCTTTATACCATTCTTCGCCCACATACGCCTTGATCGTATCGACGGGGACGTATGATCTGGTCGACCGGACAACATTGAACATTGAATACTGCTCCGGTGAATTGATAACCTTATCGCTGATAGCTTTCAGCTCGGCTTCAAGAACCTTGATCTGGTTCTTTAGCTCCATGAACCGAGCAGGGATTGCTTGCTTGCTGATCGCTTCAAGATATTCGGTTTTAATATTTGCTAATGTCATTGTACTCACTCCATTGGTTGCGGGGCTAGCTTGCGCTAGCCCCTGTTGATTATTTGCCGAAACCGTCGACGATGGTCTGTAAAGATCCCTCGACGTTTTCCAATTCATACAGCTGATCTTGAACATCTGAAGCCAGATCTTCCAGATAGTTAGCCATTGGATCATCGTTGATCATGCCGATAGCCATATGCAGATGATCTAAAGCTGTTGAAACATAAGCATTGGCTTGATCAATGGTTTCCCCGATGGTCTTAGGTTGTTTTAGGTTCTTAGTCATTGTTTACCCTCCAAGGTAAGTTAGTGTTATCGCCTTACTGGCTTAGCCAGTATAATCTGATATCATCCCATAAGTAAACCCCCTAACTAAACTTTTTTTTATCTAATGCTATCAGTCATCCATCCAGCTCGGGGTTACTTTCCCAGATCGACAACAGGCCAGCGATCCAGCGACCCCCCACCCCCTATATGCGCGGGGCGGTCGCCAGCGCGCCCGCCTGTAGTAGTTGGGTTGATAAATTCATTTGAATGTATTATCGTTCGGGCATGGATTTACTAGCGGTACCAGACGACAAACTAAAAGAGATGCTGTTACTGGAAGAGCAGCTGAAGCGGCTTCAAACCCGTGAGCTTGCCCAAGAAAGCTTCATGGCCTACGTTCAGCATGTCTACGAAGGTTTTATTGTTGGTCGTCATCACAAAATCATTTCAGAAAAGCTTGAGCGTATCGCGGATGGTACCTTAAAGCGTTTGATAGTGAACATGCCTCCTCGACATTCAAAATCGGAATTCGCTTCTTATTTGATGCCTTCATGGTTCCTTGGAAAAAATCCAAAATTAAAAATCATTCAGGCTACCATGAACACTGAACTTGCTGTAAGATTCGGACGTAAGGTCAGGGATTTGATTGCGGACCCAATTTATCACGATGTCTTCCCGAACACAGACCTTAAACCGGATTCCCAAGCAGCAGGTCGGTGGGAGACCAGCGCGGGAGGGGAATATTTTGCAGCCGGGGTGGGCGCTGCAATGACTGGTCGTGGTGCTGATTTGCTGATTATTGATGATCCGCACTCGGAACAAGATGCATTATCTAGTACGGCCTATGATAATACTTACGAATGGTACACTTCGGGTCCCCGGCAGAGACTCCAGCCGGGAGGGGCTATCATTATTGTCCAGACCCGGTGGTCAAAGAAAGACTTGACGGGGAGGTTACTGGCGGCACAGGGCAAAGATATGATGTCTGACCAGTGGGAGGTAGTAGAATTCCCTGCCATAATGCCATCAGGGGAACCGCTATGGCCTGAATTTTGGAACAAAGACGAGCTACTTAAAGTAAAGGCTGCCCTATCTGTCAGTAAGTGGAATGCTCAGTGGCAACAAGATCCTACTTCTGAAGAGACNGCTGTCATCAAACGCGAGTGGTGGCAGGAGTGGGACGAGGAAGACATCCCGAATCTTGACTACATCATTCAATCTTATGATACTGCGTACAGTAAAAAGGAAACGGCTGACTATTCTGCCATCACGACGTGGGGTGTATTCCAGCCGCACAACAATGGTGACGAGCATTTGATTCTTTTGGACGCGAAACGTGGTCGTTGGAACTTTCCGGAGCTAAAACAGATTGCTTTGGAAGAGAACGAGTACTGGGAACCGGACTTAATGTTGATAGAAGCGAAGGCTTCTGGTACACCTTTGGCTGACGAGATGAGGTTACAGAACCTTCCTGTTGCTACTTTTGCTCCGGGCCGTAAGCGCGGGGGTGGCGGGATGGATAAAACCACACGCATGCATATGGTATCTCCTATTTTCGAGTCGGAGAAAGTATGGTATCCTGCTGGTGAGAAGTTTGCTGACGAAGTCATTGAGGAGGTAGCCTCATTTCCGAATGGCGAACACGATGACTTTTGTGATAGTATGACTATGGCTCTGATGCGTTTTAGGCAGGGTGGTTTCATCAGTTTGAATGGGGAAGAAATTGAAGAGTGGCTCCCGACTAATCAAAAAAGGGAATACTATTAAGCCTGAGATTCGTCTTGTGCCTAACCGTTATTCCAAGTTAATGCTGCCTGAAAAGCGCAAACCCACGAGGCTGGCATAATGTTATCCAACGAACAACTGATTGCGTTGGCAAAAAAGAATCCTGAAAACAAAAAGCTTCAGGAAGATGTTGCTATTGCTCAACGTATGGAAGCTGATCCTGAGTTCCGCGCACAGAGACGCGCTGAGTTTCGGCGTGAAACTTTAGAAGGGGCGAAGTTTGCTCCTTTTCGGATTGCTGGCGGGGTGGTTGACGTAGCTAACTTGCCCGGGCAAGCGCTGGGCATTGCTCCAGAAAAGCCGTTTCTAGGTTCAGACTACATGATCGACAAGTATGCTACTGGCATTGAGGCGTTGGGTGGGTCCTACCGTCGTCCTACAGGCAGCGGCGCTGAGTTAGCTGGCGACATTATTGGCAGTACCTTGAACGTAGCTGGTGCTGTCAAGGGGTTGTCTCGGCTGTCTACCATAGCCAGAGGTTCGGGGATCGAGAAGCGCGGTACTGGGTCCGCTCAAATGCAGGAGCCCGTGGAAACGGTAAAGGCATATAAGTTATTTGAACAAGATCCGGAAACCGGGAAGCTCTATCCTTTGTTTGTAGAGGCTGGCGACGAAGTACCTGTTGGTGCTTGGCAGGACGCTGTTTTTCCGGAGACTGTATTTACGTCGACTAATGGTAAGCAGTATGTGCCATCACAGAAGTGGACAGGTAAGCCGGGGACGGGAGATAGTATTCCAATTCCTGATGATGCGACAAGAGATATGTTAATTGACTCCGGGTATTTACCGAAGGGGTCGAGGGCTAAATCAGTAAAGGCTGTTGCACTTCGCCCCGGTTGGCATGCTGGGGACAATCCTGTTGCTTCCCATATTGGGCCACAAGCTTTGGTGGATGGTCAGAAGTTAAAGGTTCGTGGGGAGAATCAGGTATGGGCGGAAGTTGAGATGCCTGCTGACGTTGATTGGCAAAGCATTGCTAACTCAAAAGCATCTCGCACTCAGAGTGGCGCACTGAATGTAAGAGAAGCGCAAATCACGGAAGAGCTTCCTATGGGGGGTTACTATCGGTACAAAACCAATCCAAATATGGACGGTAACTGGATGATCAGCGGTCAGATGAAGGTGAACCGCGTACTTGATGATGCTGAAGTGGCTGAACTTAACGAAGCTGCGGGGGTTCAGGACTTACCGAGGCTGTCTCAACTGATGTCAGAAAACCCGCCACCTGTGATGAAAAAGGCCAAAGGCGGCCCAGTTGACCTTCGCTCTGGTATTGGCGACATGTTTAGGCTATATTCATAGCATTAGGAGATTATTTTAATGGCACTACCCCCACAAATGACAGACATGGCTATGGGTCCCGGCGGTCCGGTTGATCAGATGCCAGCAGAGTTACAGGTCGAAGTACCGAGTACCGAGGATCAACTTCCTGACGGCATAGAGTTAGTTGGTGAGGAGCAGATGATCGAGGTTGAAGCTGCGGCGTACGATCACAATGCGAACTTGGCTGAAGTATTAGACGACTCGGTCCTTGGTTCTCTGTCCTCGGATCTTCAGGACAGGTTTGAGTCGGATAAGGAGTCTCGCGACGATTGGGCGGAGGCTATTGGCAAGGGTTTGAAGTTATTGGGTGTGAACTACGAGGAGCGGTCTGAGCCGTTTCTTGGTGCTAGTGGCGTTCATCATCCGTTGTTGAGTGAAGCTGTGACGCAGTTTCAGGCTCAGTCTTACAAGGAGATGTTGCCAGCGGGTGGTCCAGTTAAGACCTCGGTCCTTGGTACTCCGACCAGAGAGACGGAAGAGCAGGCTCAACGTGTAGAAGACTTCATGAACTATCAGATTACCGAGGTTATGGATGAGTATGATCCTGACACGGATCAGATGTTGTTCTACTTACCTTTGACGGGTTCTACTTTCAAGAAGGTATACTTTGATCCGGCGAGGCAGCGGGCTGTTAGCAAGTTTGTTCCTGCTGAAGATTTAGTTGTTCCGTATACTGCCAGTGATTTGAATACGGCGGAGCGGGTGACGCATGTTGTTCGGTACACGGAGAATGAGCTTCGTAAGATGCAGGTTGCTGGCATGTACCGTGACATAGACTTAACGGCTCAGGAGGAGGATGAAAATGCTCAGGGACCGATTAGAAGTACTGCTAATGAGTTGCAGGGTGTTCGGCCTTCATATAATGATGACGTTCACACTTTGCTTGAGATACATACTGACATCGATCTTGATGGGTTTGAGGACCTTGACGAGATGGGTGAGCCAACGGGTATCAAGCTACCCTACATTGTCACGATTGACGAGGCTTCTGGCGAGGTTCTCTCGGTGGTCAGAAACTACAGAGAAATGGATCCGCTACGACGCAAGCGTCAGTACTTTGTGCATTATAAGTTTCTGCCCGGTTTTGGTTTCTATGGCTTTGGTTTACTGCATACTATAGGTGGGTTATCTCGTGCTGCAACATCCATTCTTCGTCAGCTTATCGACGCTGGCACACTCTCGAATCTTCCCGCTGGCTTCAAGGCTCGGGGCGTTCGCATACGCAATGATGATGAACCGCTTTCTCCCGGCGAGTTTCGTGATATTGATGCTCCCGGTGGTGACTTGCGGAATGCTATTATTCCCCTCCCGTACAAAGAGCCTTCTGGTACACTGGCTCAACTCCTCGGGGTGGTTGTTGATTCGGGCCGAAGATTTGCTCAAGTCGCAGACGCAAAGATCGCGGACGTTAACTCACAAGCTCCCGTGGGAACTACAGTGGCACTTATCGAACAGGGATCGAAAATAATCTCGAGCATCCATAAGCGCTTGCATTATGGACAAAAGAACGAGTTTAGATTGCTGGCGGAGATTTTTGCCGACAACCCAATGCCATACCCGTATTTTGTTGGTGCGAATGTTCCGCCACAGATTATGGCGCAGGACTTTGACGGGCGTGTGGACATTCTTCCAGTTAGTGATCCATCTATCTTCTCCATGTCACAGCGCCTGTCACTGGCACAAACGCAGCTGCAACTAGCGCAGGCTGCCCCGCAGATGCACAATCTGTATGAGGCATACAGACGGATGTATGATGCGTTGGATGTCAAAGACATAGACAATATTCTGCCTCCACCACAGCCACCGCAGCCTATTGATCCGGCTACGGAGAATGCGAACGTGGTAAAAGGTATGCCGTTGCAGGCATTCCCGCAGCAGGATCACGAGTCACACATCATGGCACATGCTCAGATGATGGCTTCCCCTGCCTTGGCTGCTAATCCGCAGGCTATGCTTCTATTGCAATCACACATGCAGGAGCATGTTGGTATGCTGGCGCGGGATCAGGTTGGTAAGTTCTTCCAAGAAGCTGCCATGGCTGCTCAACAAGCTGGCGAACCAGTGCCTCAGATTAATCCTGATATGATTGAGTCTGCTGTTGCACAGCAGGTTGGTGAGATTATGAAGCAGGTTATGCCGATGATGCAGATGCCGCAGCAGCAAGATCCGCTCGTTGCCATCCGTCAGCAGGAGCTTCAGAACGATACGGCTGATCTTCAGCGCAAGGCTATGAACGATCAGATGGACTTCCAGATTGATCAGGCTAAGTTGCANCAATCTTTTGCTCTGGCGCAGCAGCGTATGCAGTTACAAGAGCAGATTGCTGATGATCGTTCTGATGTGAACCTCTATCGTATCAATATGGCTGCCGCGCAGAAGAGACAGTGATGGAATGCTTCACGTCTTCCTGCTCGTCGTCTATATTGGTACTGGAGAAAATCGTTACCTCGCTAGTGGAGATATGTATTTCGCGTCTATTACCACCTGCAATTTTTACGCAGCCCAGACAACCAAGCGTTACGGAACCTACCGCTACTTGGATTGGATGGATGCAAGAGACAGGGTTACCGCATATTGTATACCTAAGTATATAAGGGAAGGCGTTGTGGAGGTTTATTAAATGTTAGCTGAACTTGCCGCCGCAAATGCTGCGTTTTCTGTTATCAAGCAGGCTGTACAAAACTCTGGTGACTTGGCTAGAGCGGGCGGAGCTATTGCTAAGTTCGTCGGTGCTAAAGAAGGTCTGGAAAAAAAAGTAGCTGGTAAGAACAAGTCAGCACTAGGCGGTTCAGACTTAGAGGCATTTCTTGCGCTAGAACAGGTTAAAGAAGCTGAGTACGAGCTGAAGAAGATAATGATTTACATTGGTCGCCCACGACTGTGGGCTGACTGGCAGGCTTTTCAAGCTAAGTGCCGAACCGAGCGCCGCGAGGCGGAGAAGAAAGCACAACGCAAGAAGCAGTTCATTCTTGAGATTGTTGTTGGTTTCGTTGCTGTACTTTTAATGGCAGGTGTGGCAGGATTAGTCCTGTATTTTTTACGGAGTAAGTAACAATGTGGCAGAACTTAATCGGTCCGGTGACCGGGCTACTAGATCAGTTTATTGAAGACAAAGACCAGAAGGCACGTCTGGCGCATGAGATTGCGACGATGTCAGAGAAGCATGCTCAAGAGCAGGCTATGGGTCAGCTGGAAATCAACAAGGCAGAAGCGCAGCATCGGTCTATTTTTGTTGCGGGATGGCGCCCCTTTCTCGGGTGGGTGCTTTCTTTTGCGATGGCATGGCATTTTGTCATCGCCCCATTTATCATCTTTGGTGCTGGCATGGCTGGCATGGAACTTCCAGAGCTTCCTGTCTTTGACATGGACAGCTTGATGACTGTCTTGCTCGGCATGCTCGGGCTTGGCGGACTCAGAACTTTTGAAAAAGCCAAGGGTATAACCAAGTGAGCGCGAAACAGGTATTAGAATGGAAGATAATCCCAAGATTTATGATGTTCGTAATGACGCTGATGTACATTCGAGTGATCGAGTGGGGGATGAGCTTGGAAGACTTATCGACACAGCAAAGCGCAATGATCTCTGTTGTAAGCGGAGCGATGACGGGTGCCTTTGCAGTGTGGCTCGGGAGCGAAAGAAAGTAATGTGGGATATGTCTAATCAGACAACAGCTGAACAGGCTGCTCAGAACAGACTAGCGGATCCTATAAAAAAAGTGTATTCTGTATAAGTTAGTGGAGTATTGCTATGGCACGACCAAGAGTAAATCAGTTCGCAGACGACCTCGGAATAAGTCGCCGCGAAGCGCTTAGTTTAATTGAAAAAGGCCGCCGTCGGAAAGATGGTGGTTCAGCAGTATTGGAGAACAGCATGAATAAGATGAAGGGCTATGAAAAGGGTGGGTCTAAGTCAGTCCCACTTCCAAAGAAAAAGCCACCTGAGCCTTTACACCAAGGTCGTAGACAGCCGAAGGAAGAAAAGCGTTTCAAGCTCACCGAAGAGGAAGAGCGCGAGATGATGGGCAGCACCTTGAGTGACTACAGAAAGTCCATGGAAGAAAAAGCTATGGGCGGCACCATGAAAGCCAAAGGCTATGCTGGTGGGGGTTCTTGTCGCGGTGGTGGTAAGGCTATCCAAGGCACAAAGTTTAGCGGAGAATTCTAAATGCCGGGTTACGCCCCATCAAAAGGATCGAGTGTCTCAATGGGGACACAGGCTGGCACCTTTGGTGGTGGTAGTAACAATGCAGCAGCTGAAGCCTTTCGTTCTTCTGAAGCACAAAAGATGGGCGCTAGTAATGAAGCGCAGCAGTTTTTTTCAGAGCAGGGTATCACTGCATCCAATCCTTACGGGAAGCAGGGGTTTTTTAGCAGGGTTTTTGGGATAGACCCTAAAAATATCAGCTACGCTAACATTATGTCACCTACTCAAATGTCTGGTATTGCAGCACTGAACTATGATCGTTATCAAAACCCGTATGCGGCAACAAATGTTTTAGGTAATCCAACAGGAGCTCAACAAGCTTTTGGTGTTGTGCGTAGTGGGTTGAGACCCGGG